ATAGACCCCGTTGTCGCCATTTTCCTATATATTCCCCCATTCAATATTATACAGTATAAAGTATTTGAAATATAATGCTATATAAAATTTAGTATTGACTTTTTGTTGTCATTGTGATATAATGAAAGTGGCAGTCAAATTTTTACTATACACAGTATAGTATTGACACGGTGAAAAAGTATGGTATAATAGAAACAACAAGGAGGTGTTGCAAATGGACACAAATATTGTAGTTCAGTTGATATCAAGTCTTGGGTTTCCTATAGCGTGTTGTATTGCCATGTTTTGGCAGAACAACAAACTTAATGAAAACCATAAGGAAGAAACAACCAAACTGAATGAAGCTATCAACAATAACACGATAGCTTTGAATCATCTAATCGACAAGTTAGGAGGAACAAGCGATGATACTTAAAGAATGCCTTTTTCGCGCCAATGGCGCTTATAAAGCCGCACAGCGAATAAAGCCTATGGGGATTGTGGTGCATAGTACAGGCTGTGATAATGAGATGTTAAGGCGATATGTACAGCCCGATACAGCAAACGCTGAGAGAAAATCTATACTTGAAGACCTTGGCAAAAATATGTACAACAATCATCACAATCAGGAGTACATCAACGGCGTTTACAACGACATATGTATGCACGCATACATCGGCTGTAACGACAAAGGCACTGTAGAAGTCTATCACACCTTGCCTTATAACTTTGCTTGTTGGGGATGTGGTAGCGGCTCAAAGGGCAGTTATAATTATGCTCCTTATCCTCATATACAATTTGAAATATGTGAGGATAGCCTGAATAACAAGGCATATTTTGACAAGGTTTTTAACGCCGCAATTGAATACTGCGCATATCTTTGTAAAAAGCTGAACATAGATGTTGAAAACATAGTAAGTCATAAAGAAGCGGCAAAGGCAGGATATGCAAGTAATCACGGCGACCCCGAAAACTGGCTCGAAAAATATGGGAAAAATATGGACTGGTTTAGAGCGCAGGTGAAAAATAAGTTAAAAACGACTACAGACGCTACTAAAACAAAGGTCATATACAGAGTGCAAGTCGGAGCTTATGAAAACTACGACAACGCAAAAAAGTTTTTGGAAACTGTCAAAAAGTCGGGGTACAAAAACGCCTTTATTACGAAAGTTGAGGTGAAAAATAATGGTAAAGACTAAAGATGAAATTATGGAAGAAATTCGTGCTTATATCGGCGACCGTTCGGACGACCAAACCATCGCACTTGTCGAGAACATCTCCGATACCATTGACGATTATGCCGCGCACGGTGACTATGACAAGAAGCTAATGGCTGTTGAAGAAGCGTGGCGACGCAAGTACATTGACCGATTTATGAACGGCGGTGAAAACAAGTCGGACGTTGAAACATCAGAAGACGAAGAAAAAACAGAAGAAATCACAATCGACGACTTATACACAGAAAGTGAGGATGATTAACAATGCCAAGCATCGACTATAGAGATGTAAAAACTAACTCAAGCGTTGACGTGCTCAACGCTATCCGCAACAGTGCATCGCAGAATTACAGAGACCATGTACCGATTGCCACACCTGACGCAAATACAATCCGCAGTATCGGCAACGTGATAATGGATTTTCCTGAGATTCAAAACGAGTTTCTCTCGGCGCTCATTAACCGTATTGCCGAGGTAAAAGTTACCAACAAGTATTACACCAACCCCATGAACGTGTTTAAAAAGGGTAAGCTTAATTTCGGCGAAGTTATCGAGGACATTTTTATCGACCTTGCCCACGTCAAGAACTACAGCCCCGAAAGAGCGGAAACCACAGTTTTTCAGCGGGAATTCCCCGATGTCAAGTCTGCGTTTTATGTGATGAACTATCAGAAATATTATAAGCAGACTGTACAGCCGTATGACCTCGAAAATGCTTTCCTGTCACTAAATGGCGTGTCGAGCTTCATCGAAAAAATCGTTACAACGATGTTTACGTCAATGGAACAGGACGAGTTTTTAACGTTTAAGTATATGCTCGCCTATCGCATCATAAACGGCTTAATGATGCCGTTTGAGATACCCGCGGTCACAAAGGAAAACATGAGCAACATCGTCGAAGCAATACAGACTGTTAGCGATGATATGACCTTCATGAAGCCTGATTACAATCTCGTTGGTGTAAATAATTTTACGCTTAAGGACGACCAGTACCTTATTGTCTCAGCAAAGTTTAACGCAAAGCGTAACGTTGAGGTACTTGCATCTGCATTTAACATGGATAAGGTTGAGTTCCTCGGTCACATCAAATTGATTGACAGCTTTGGCTCACTGGACATCAAGCGACTTAACGACCTTTTCAAGGGCGATGAAAATTATCACGAATTTTCAGAGGCTGAAATGGAAGCTCTTGACAGTGTGCCTTGCGTCCTTGTCGATAAGGATTTTTTCCAGATTTATGACAAATTAACCGAAATGCGGGCGATTGAGAACCCGGAAGGTCTGTATCGTAACATGACCCTGCACGCTTGGCGCATCTACGCCATCTCGCCTTTTGCCAACAACGCACTTTTTGTTGCAGGTACACCGACTATCACAGCGGTCACTGTATCACCTGCAAATGCAACACTGTCAGCAGGCGCAAAGCTTCAGCTGTCAGCTAACGTAACGTCAACAAACTTTGCACCGTCGGGGCTGACTTGGACAAGTAACAGTGATAAAGCTACGGTATCAAGTACGGGTATCGTGACTATCGCTTCCGATGTGGCAAGCACGACTAAGATAAAAATAATGGCAACATCAGTCTTTGACCCGACTAAGTCCGGCAGTGCAACAATAACTGTTGCGTAAGTTAATATAATATTGGTGGTGGCACTATACCACCACCATTAATTATAGAGAGGAGTGATATTATGGCTTATGTCGCACCAAATAGCGATTTGTGGCTGTGCCGTGGTGTACCGCTTGATAGTGATTATCACTATAGCTATCGCCCAGCATCAGCATCAGCACAGCGTACCGCTATTTTAGCGTACACAGCTTATACACTTACAAATCAAAGCTATATCAGGCATACCAATAACACTATTCGAGTAGCAATTTCTCCCGATAATGCTTTAGGGTGTAATTATATGGCATTCCGTAACACGTCCTTTGGTAATAAAATGTTTTATGCATTTATCACGGACGTTGAGTATGTTAATAACGAAACAAGCCTTATAACATATAGTATTGACGTACTGCAGACATACTTTTTTGACATCAATATATTACCGTCATATATTGAGCGAGAGCATAGTGCAACAGATAATATCGGCGACAGCATAACACCTGAGAGTGCAACTGTTAACAGATATGTGACAAACTATGAGACACCTCTTAACCCAGACGGTCAGTCTCTTACAAATATGGCGCTGGTTTTGATGACAACAAAAAGCTTTAAAAACCCGTCACAGCCAGCGACCCGTGTTTTTTATCGGGGCATTGCACGACCTTACGGGTATGTATCGGATGCCGAGTATACAGTTTTTAACACGATATCTGCCTCAGCGGATATTAACCAAATATCACAGCAGATTGATAACTATGTTAGCAGCAACGGTAGCGGTAGCGGTGGCATAGCAGCGGCATATCTAGCTCCGCTATGGCTTTTTAGCGGCTGGGATGCAACATATCCATATATTGCATATAATGCGTATCTCAGCACTAAAAAATCATTGATAAATGTGCCCTGTGTACTTCCGAGTGACACACTTGACGGATATAAGCCACGTAATAACAAGCTGTACACATATCCATATAACTATTTTGAGATACAGTCGCCAGAGGGGCAGTCTCAAAGTATACAATATGAGTGCTGGAGTAGCAACGACGGTGTTAGAAATCAGCTTGTTTGCGAGGGTACTGCTTTAGCAGGCAACGGTGCTGTGAGGATATATCCCAAAGATTACAACGGCACTACAGACCCAAATGTCTGTAGCGTAAATTTAACGGTTGACGTAAACCCAGCTTTTTCTACATCTGCATTGCAAGAATGGCAGTCGGCTCAAAATCTGACAGCTGCATCAAACTGCCTTGTTAGCTTAATCAATCTTGTAAAGAAGTTTAACGTTCTCGGCTCAGTTAGCACAGCAGGTGATTTAATACAAAAATCACAAGATGTAAGCTTTGGTAGTTCTCCAGTGCAAAACGTGTTAACGTCAGCATCGGAGGATTACGACTTTGTCGGACGTCGCAAATCGGTTGATGCAAGCACGGCAAAGCAGATAGACGATTATTTTACAATGTTTGGTTACGCTGTAAATCGCTGTAAAGTGCCAAATTTTACACAAGCTACACGCAGACCATCATACAATTATTGTAAAACACGCTATGCCAACATTACACCAAAGTCGGACGGTGTACCTGCTGATGCTGTAATTGACATTGTCAGAATTTTTGACAACGGTGTGTGCCTTTGGGAGACACTTGCCAACACAGGCAAGTATATCTTGTCAAACGCTCCCACCAATTAAGGAGGTGATACAATGCCTAAGAGAGTAAGAGATACAGCTTTTAAATCAAGTCTTTTTGAAAATAAAAGGGCTTGGAATAATTACACCTATCGACTTTTTGAAATGGCTATGTCAAGGGGACACTGGTCTAAGATGCCAAAAAGCATAGACTTGCGTTACCTTGAGCAAACCCTTATAACTCAAGGCGCTTGCGTCTTTTTTAAGGACGAGGTTATGGGATATTTGTGCTTGCCTGTCGTCCTCAACGGTAAGCTTGACGTCTACGGCAATCCCTATGATTTTATGGCAATATCTGACACAGGCTACAACAAAAACCTTAACGTTAATAACGGTGTTATTATTTACAATAATTACCTGCGGACGCCAAACATAGCGGAGATACGTTACTACGCTGACCGCCTCTACGAGTACGACCGCATCATAGATGTCAACGTCAAAGCGCAAAAAACGCCTGTGCTAATCAAATGTGACAAATCGGAAATATTATCAATGGAAAACATGTATCAAAAATATGCGGGTAATCAGCCCGTAATATATGGTAAAAAATCTTTAAACGATGATAATATAACCGTGCTTAAGACAGATGCACCGTATATAGCTGATAAGGTATATACCTTAAAACAAAATATTTGGAACGAAGCTTTAACGCAACTCGGCATCCCAAACACCGACACTACAAAGCGTGAACGTATGATACGTGACGAGGTCATCACCGCACAGGGTGCAGTAATCGCCACACGCAACTCACCCGAAAAAATGCGCCAGCTTGCGTGCGATAAAATCAACGAAATGTTTGGGCTTGATATATGGTATCAGTTTGACAATATTGACATAGATAAGTCTATTGATAAAGGAGGGGTAGACGATGGCACACTATACAACGCAGGTGCGGACGATATGCGAGACGGTAGCAGGACTGAGTAATAGCGCAGGATATACAGATGTAGAGACTGTGCTTACCGATAGCTGGGACAAGATTTTTACATCGTTTCCCATATATGATGAGGCGCACAGAGCAGATTTATGTAAAAAGATACTACGTCACTACTATATGGACGAGATAGCTTTTGAGACCTACGGCTTATGGCAACTTGCCATCAACACAAAGCTCATAGAGATAATGCCACAGTATAACAGCCTGTATAAAGCATCTGCGGAGATAATCAACCCATTGTATAATAAAAACCTGACAAGACAGTATGACGGTACGAGCAAAGGGACAAACAAAGACACTCGGACGGATAATCTCACAGACACAGCCTCATCCACAACAACCGCAACAGGCACAGATACAAGGACAGATAATTTGACTGACACTAACGGTGGTAGCGTCGTAACAAAATCTGACAGTAAGCGTACTGATGCACTTAAAGCTGTGACGGATAACACATCAACATCAACGACAACGTCTAGTGCAAGCAACAACAGCAGTAATGACAGCTTTACAAGTGACACGCCGCAGGGTAGATTATCAGACGTCAAAGCTGGTAAATATATGACAAATGCCAGCATCGGCACTAGCACGGGTAGCACGTCGGGCACAGACAAAAACGACAGCACAAGCACAAACACAGTCAACAACACAGGCACAGTCTCAAACGCTGGCACAGATACTGTGACAGACACACGTACACTTACAAAAACTGGTACAGTCACAAACGACAGCACAAACGACACGACCAGCAACAGCACACTTACAAAAACCGGTACAGTAGTCAATGACGGCAGTGACAGCCGCACAGATGCGCACACCGAGACTGTAACAGGCTATGAGGGCAGTGCGACCTATGCCGAGCTTTTAAAAAAGTACAGCAATGAGATAATAAACATAGACTTAATGATAATAAATGAGTTATCAGATTTGTTTATGCAGATATGGTAAGGAGGTAATCAAAATGATTGATAAGTTAAAGTACTGGTGCAACAAGATTTTACCGCTTGTTTACGATGACAGCTTAAGCTACTATGAGGTGCTTTGCAAGACGAGCGCAAAGCTTAACGAGGTCATCGAGAGTACAAACGGGCTTTTAGATTTGTGGGGCACTTACAAAAATGATATTGACAAGGCGTTTGGGGAATACACGGCAGGGCTTGACAAAAAGTTTGACGACTTGTCGGATAAAATGTCAGCGGATTTTTTACGCTATAAAGATATAGTCAACAACGAGATAAGAGACGAGTTTGCCAAGCAGGAGCGGAGGCTTACGGCTCAGGACGACAAAATCTCCGCACAGGATACCCAGATAACGGCAATATCTGATAGGGTTAATACCTTTATTACAGAGTATAACAAAACTATAGCACAAATCCCGAGTATGGTAGTGGACGCCGTTAATGCTTGGCTTAACGATACTACACATTATGATAATATCATAGCTGACTTAGCAGGGTCTTTACAGGGACTTAAGCATTTTGATACAGTCGCAGACTTAAAAACCGCTACTTTTACACAAATCACAGGTAAGGAGGTTTGCGTTTGCGAAAACTACTATGTGGGTGATAGCGTCTTTACGGTGTGGGAGATTTTGGAGCAAACAACACCCCCGGGAGATTTTGCCGAGGGTATAGCGCATATCGCTTTACCGCATGCTGACGGCGACTTATACTACCGTGTCGCGTTTTTGCGCTCCGAGTATACAGCGTCAACACTCGGTATCGCCACGGCTCCGACGGTTACCGCGCGCAGTGTGCAAATGATAAATTGTTGTAAATACAACTTTAATCCGATTTTGATTGACGCTGACTTTGCGGTCGATTTATCAGATATAAACACAACAACCAAAACTATTAAGGTGTATAGTAATCCGTCAGCAAAGCATACTATAACTATCGTCAATGGTAATAATTTTATAAGCAGTTTTAAGGACGTTAAAATAATGCACGACACAAACAACTTAAAGCACGCAACGCAGGACGGTATTAGTTTTGACAACTGCGATATTTTGACAAAAGACGGTGCAACCGTAGTTGTGAGCAATATCAGCATCAAAAACTGCGCTATCACAGCATCACAGATACAGTGCACAGACGAGTATACAAGTGCGGACTATGTTTTTACTGATAACACTTGGACAGCTAACACAATTTTTGGCGTCGTCTTAACATCTGCGACAGTCAACAGCTTGCGCAACTGCGTTATAACAAACAACCGTATCACAAACAACAAAGCGACACGCACAAGGCTCTTTTTATCGCCAAACATACCCGCACGCAACATCAAGATTACAGATAATGTTATCTATAATCCTCACGTATCCATAGATACACCATTAGCAGATGGTATCATCGGTGCATTTACTGCTATTGGCTCAGCATCCGATTTTACGCTTATTGTTACGGGCAACACAGTATATGCATCAACACTTAATACTGCAATGACACTCGGCACGGCGAGCGATACATATCACAAGTTTACAATGATATATAAAGATAATAACATTATAGTAAACAGCGGTACGGTGGCAAATCCTAAGATGTCATCGGTGCTATCAACTATGATACAGACTAACGGTGTGTTTTATCCTAACTTTATTGGCGACCTTGACACATCTGCGATATTGCGCTGTCGGCATAGTACATACACGGGTGGCGATATTGGCACAAGTAAAGTACTGGCGTTTGACCCTGCGTCAACTGTCGGTTACAAGCCGCAGAGTGATGGAACGCTTTTAGCGCAGGAGGATAACGCATACTACCGTGCAGAGATTAGTTTTATATTATCGCCAGCGCCCCTGCTCGAACATGGCCCTCAGTATACCACCATCACTTTTGGCAATAAATCAGCATCAATGTTTTTATCAAGTGCGCCTCTCAATTTTTTAAACACAACACTTTATCTCACCCCGTATGATATCAAGAGCACAAATGGCATACTGCAGTTAACCATTAGGTCTAACTATTCCATATCATCTGTAAATGCCGATGTTAAGTTATTCCGTCTTGCTTAGTGGTTTCATGCGGCACACAGCCCCGATTGTTCGGGGCTTTTATTTTTCACATAACTTTCACAAAACTATCATACAGTTTTCACAAAGACACGTTATAATATAGACAATGAAACGAGAGGTAACACCTCAAAACACAACGACAGCCCAAGGGCAGGAGGAAAAAGAAAATGAAAAAATATGCGCTTTGCACAGCACACGCAGAAATCAGCACACAGCGAATCATGCGCAAAGTCAAGGATGGCGAAATATCCATCTTTGAGGGGGTTTATGCCGACGGGTATTCGGGCGATGCAAACAAAACGCTTGCTATCTTTGACATGTTTGGCAGCGGATACAAAGCCCTTATCGAGTGTGACTCAACAGCGGACCTTTGCTATACTGGATGCAGTAAACTTTTAAACTGCTGGATAACGTGGCTTGAGGAGCGAGAGTACGACGAGGACGGCGAGTATGAGCTTACAGGCAATGTGTGGCGGTCTATAGGAGTGAGGTGTAATTATCAGATATCTTAAACCATCCCCGATTAATAGCAACGGCGGATATTATCAGTTATGGCTTGCTGTGGTACTGCAAGCCGTCAACGACTACAGGAATCACCCTGAGATGCGGGCAGAGGTCGCAAAGTTCTTAAAGTCTGCCTACTTCGCGAGTATGAGCGGAGCAAGCGGTCAGCTTATACTTGACAGGCTCAAAAAAGAGGTCAAGCAAAATAAAAAATAGTTTTCACAAAACGTTCACAAAACTATCACACAGTTTTCACAATGGCACGGTATAATATAGACAATGAAACGAGAGATAACATCTCAAAACACAACGACAGCCCAAAGGGCAGGAGGACAAACAAATGGCAAAGGTATTTTACAGCGTAGAGCTTGAGAGCAACAGCTACATGGACGACCTTATCAACGGCACACTCGATGAGTGCAGAGAGTGGTGCAAAAATCACGGATACAGCAATGTAGACGGTCGTATCGCAGAGATAACGGATGACGGTGACCCGCTGGTAACAGCTTTTTACGAGATTGAGGATTGAGAGCTTCGGCTCTCGCCCTTCGGGGCGATAAAGAAAGGAAGTGAGAAAATGCACAAATATCAGATAATTTTTACATTAAATAACGGCAGTTCAATAGCTCTACCTGAGGATAATTTTAACCTTGCTGTTAAGGTGGCTAAAGCCCTTATAAAGCTTAAAGTTGTCGGTGTTGTTTCCATTGTGAACACCGAGACAGAAGGCACGACAACCTTCATAGACACAGAAAAATAACGGCTTCTGAAGCGTTGAGCCTATCAGCGCTATCCCAACCCGAAAGGGTGTAAAAATATCGCCGAAAGTGGGCGACTATAAGTACACTTGCTTTGACCGTAAGGACTATATTCCGAACAAAGCAAAATACCAGTTACCCGTGCGACTGTGAAGTACGGGAGAAAGAGAGTTTTTATGTTAAGCACAAAGAACATAGGCAAGATGGAGCTTTTTAACGCAAAGAGTGCGAGTATCGCTCTTCAGACCGTCAGCGAAACACTGACGGTGACAGGAGCGGCTATCGCTGACGAAACAAACACCGAGAGCGGCGAAATCTCAGAAGTTGGCTACATTTTTGACAAGGGCGGAAATGTTTACGGCACAATATCGGCAACAGTCATAGATATGTTGCCTGCGCTTATTGACCTGCTTGATGAGATAGGGGAACTGCCTATGACCGTGGTACACCGCAAAGCAAAGAGCGGCAGGGAGTTTATCAGTTTGCAGATAGTCAAGTAAATGTTCCATGTGGAACACAGCCCCGATTTATTCGGGGCTTTCTTATTTTTCACACTTTTCACACACTTTTCACAAAATTATCACACAGATTTCACAAATGCACGTTATAATATAGACAATGAAACGAGAGGTAACACCTCAAAACACAATGACAGCCGAAAGTCAGGAGGAAAAGAAAATGAAAAAATTACAGACTTATGCAACACTTATTGAGCACAAGTCAGGTGTAAAAATCCAATATACAATTATCTGCAAGCTTAAAAATGGCAACGTAATACCTGCATTCGCTGAAACGTTTAGTGAAGCAATGTGCATAGCAGATACATTTAGCAGGGGCAATTTTACTGAGTGCGTCAAGATAATAAAGACCTCAACGGGTGCTACGACAAGATATGTGTTTTAAGGCGAGTTAGATTTGTTCGGACTTTTATAAAGGGAGGAAGAAACATGGCAAAAAAGAAAAAAACATTAGCCCAACAGTATGAAGCACAGCTAGAAAGAATCGAAGAAAGATTGATTGAAATGCAAAAGAGAGGTTACACGGTCACCGGCGATTTTCAGCACACGACACCTAAAAAAGTCACCAAAAAGATGGTTGATGACTTGAAAGCCATTACACCTAAAAGCCTTGCAAGACTTTCTGACAAAAATTTCGTCATAGATATTGGCACAAAAAAACAACTTATACAAAAAGTCAAGCAGTCAAAAAAAATTGATTATCGAAAAAAACCCATAAGCGTAAGACCTCCAAAGCCACTCCCCGTTCGTAAAAAAAGACCTATCGGAGGGCCTCCCCCCGATGAAGGCGAGACGATATGGCGCAGGATTCAACAGATACTTGATACTCCGTATGATTCAGGTCTAAATATTCCGCCGTGGAAATACGCCGAGCATATCTCCGATATACGAGGGCTTCTAAATCAAACTATCAGCCAAATTGGTAAAAAGGCGGTCATTCATCGCTTTGCAACAGCAGGCGAAACCGCAGTTGAAGCGGTCGAGGGCTATGTTTTTAGCTCGGATACCGAACCTATACACATGATGTCATGGTATACCTTTGTTGACATTTTGACGGCTGGAAATGTGCCCGAAGAAATCAATGAAAAATTAACCGAATTATCGGACTGGAGTGATAGCGTGTGATAGCTACATATATGGCAGATTTTGAAACCACAGTGTATGACGGTCAGACTTTTACGGAGGTTTGGGCGTATGCGTGGTGTAGGCTCGGCTCGGAAAATGTTACTATCGGTGACAATATATATGACTTTTTTAATGATATGATAAATCAAGCATTTGATAAAAATATTATTGTGTTCTTTCATAATTTAAAATTCGATGGTTCATTTTTGTTAAATTTTATGCTGTCACAAGATAATTTCAAGCAAGCTACATATCAAGATAGACACGGTGACTGGCACTTCAAGAAAAGCTATGAGCTTAAAAACGGCGAATTTTCCTACATGATTTCTGATATGGGACAGTGGTACGATATCACTTTAAAGTGGCACGGTCACTTAATAACTTTTCGTGACAGCTTGAAGCTTTTACCGTTTTCAGTAGCAAAAATCGGTAAAGACTTTGGTACAAAGCACCAAAAGACCTTTATCGAGTACACAGGGGAGCGCCACGCAGGAGGAGTTATCACAGATGAAGAAAGACAGTATATATCAAATGACGTGCTTGTCATGTCAGAAGCTTTACAGATTTTTTTCAGACTTGCAGAAAACAAGCCGACTATCGGAGCGTGCTGTATACATGACTTTCGCAAAATGACGAAAAAAGCAGGGTGGGAAGCAAATTTTCCTGATATGTACGATGAATACATTGACGATAAAGCCTTTGACGCAGAAAACGCCGACCAGTATATCCGCAGAAGCTATAAAGGCGGTTGGGTTTACGTTGTCGAAGGTAAAGAAAATAAGATTTTTACTGATGGAGTGACAGCAGATGTAAACTCCCTTTATCCATCGATGATGTCAAGTCAATCGGGTAATTTTTACCCGGTCGGCGCACCGAGGTTTTACAAGGGCGACACTATACCTGAACAATATCTTGATAAAACAAAATATTATTATTTCGTGAGGATAAGAACAAGATTTTATTTAAAGCATGGAAAACTACCATTTATTGTTATAAATGGTAGTTGGCGTTATCCGAGCCGAACACCTTTAAAGTCATCAGATGTACTTGACGAAAACGGCGAGTATTGCGAGTACATACGGACGGAAAGCGGAGAAATCGAAGATACGAGCGTGACACTAACTTTAACCTGCACCGACTGGGAACTTTTGCAAGAGCACTATAATTTAATTGACTGTCAAATACTGGATTATTGTGTTTTTAAATCTGAAATTGGTATTTTTGATGCATATATTGACAAATACGCAAAAATCAAAAAAGAAAGCAAAGGCGCTAAAAGGCAGGTTGCAAAACTATTTTTGAATAACTTATATGGCAAAATGGCACAAAGCACCAATTCAAGTTTTAAGATAGCAAGACTGTCCGACGGAGTGTTAAAGTTTACCACGCAGAAAGCAAACGACCGAAAGCCTATGTATATACCGATAGGTTCAGCCATAACTTCATATTCAAGAGCTTTCACCATAAGAGCAGCCCAAAAAAATTTTTATGGAGCTGAGAAGCGTGGATTTATATATGCGGATACTGATAGTATCCATTGCGACCTTGCACCCGAGGACGTACAAGGTCTCGAGATACACCCTGTCAATTTTTGTTGTTGGAAACTGGAAAATTACTGGGATAAAGCGATTTTTGTAAGGGCAAAAACATATATCGAGCATACCACACACGAGGATGGAGAAAAAGTCGAGCCGTACTACCTTATCAAGTGCGCAGGTATGTCAAAGGGAGCAAAAGAAAATTTTAACAATATGCTTGTTTCGGGTAAAGCAAGCCTGATTGATTTTAAGGTCGGACTTGAGATTAACGGAAAATTACTGCCAAAGCAGATTAAAGGCGGCACACTTCTAGTTGAAACAACATTTAAAATTCGCCCAAAAAAGTAAGAAAAGCGTTAAGGTACTCTGTGCCTTAACGCTTAACTTTATATCACAGCCTATTCCGTATCGGTCAACAAAGCGGGTGCAAAGCCGAAAGTGCCCGAGGTGGTTTTTAAGCCATGCGCCCCCAGTACACCAATATTTAACACAGATAGGCAGACTGCCAAAATTATTTATATGATAGTGCCATCAAGACCGCACTTTTACAAGCAAGGTCTTTAAAGCGAAAATTGCCGTTGATGAAGTAGCGCCGCATACGCTCCTTGATAAAACCTGCTCCACCGATGAGAGTATATTGTTCGGTATGGTCTTGCACCGTAGCACTTATCTTGACAGGGTAGTCATCGTCTACACGATAGTCACATGACATGAGATTTTCGTTGGGATATATCCATATAGCATACTTACGATTCTCAAAGCGGACTGTTGCAACATACTGACCGCGCCCTTTAGGCAAAGTTAAAAAAGCTTCATTATCACGCAGATACACACTTTCCGAGCTGTAGTCACTATAAGACACAGCCGAGAAAGCTCGATTAAAACCACTGGCTTTTTGCGCCTTTTGTGCGCTCTCGTTAAAATTGCGCTCTAAAACCCACCCATCGCCACGCAAAAATTTGGTTTTACTGTTTAAACGTGTTACAACCCCAAGTGCGTTATAGTATGGGTTAAGCAGTGACACCGAGTTACTGCACATATAAACAGGCACATAACGCACTTGTTTATGTTCGCCACGGGCTATAGAGGTATGTATACTAAAAAACTTATTTAACTCGTCAGGTACATAGCCATTATTCTCGGGCTGTATTTCGTCAAAAAAGATTGACGTAATATCGTTAAAAAGATGGGAGCGGCGTTTTATAAACTCCGCTGAGTTTATCGGGATAAGGTAGCCACACTCAACATCATTAAGATAAAGTTCACAGTATTTTTTCTCAATCATTTTTTGCGTAAGTTCGTATTCAGGAAAAAATAGCCCTTGCACCGACTTAAAAAAAGCTTCGGCAAAATTCGTTGCCTCATACTGCCACCGTACCAAGACGGCAAATTTTTCCTTGTGCTTAATAAAGCGGTCAATCAAAAATTTTGCAAAGTCTGTTGTTTTACCCGCTGTTCGATTACTCTCAACGATAAAAATTTCAGGGCGATTGCCGTTAATATCGACACTATTTCTCAAACGGTCGCCATTATAGTAAATTAATTTTTCTTCCATTGTCTGCGCTCCACAATTGATATGACCTCAACACCGCTTGTACGGGCTTCTAAGGCAGCTTTAATGCTCTCGTAGGGTAATCTATCCTTTGAACGGTAAAGATGCGTTTCAGCGCATTTAACACCGTTTATACGTGTTTCTATCCAGTAGATAGACCA